TTGGAACCAACCACCTTGTGTGTTGTAGAATCCATCACCAGCTGCAGTTGCTGAACCAGCACCTGACTGTGTAAATCCTGAACCATTCCAGAAGTTGTTGTTCAATGCTGACCAATATTCAGTTGTTGGTGCTGCAGCGATCAACATATCTAAGATCTCTAAGTCAATTTCCATAGAAACATACTCAGACAACATTGAAGTTAATTCAGCTTCAGCATCAATTGAATGGTAAGCGTTAAGGTCTTGTGCAAACTCTGGAGTCCATACAGCCTTTAACTTACGAGTCTTAGCAACGATTGGCTCTGATTGCATTTCCAAGTTAATTTCTGGAATATCGATATCAGCATTGTATCCGTTACCATATGCACCTAAATTATCTTCAAAATCACCGCGAGTGATATCAGTTGGTTGTTTGCTAAAGTTAATTTTAGGGTTAGTTGAACCAGAAATTAATACTGCTAATGATGAAGATTGAGCTGCTGTTACAATGAATGACGCAGTAAAGTTGCTATCAATTTTTGAATATTGTTGTACTGGAACAATTTCAGTTGAAGCAGAAAGCAATGTAAATGCGCGTACTGCATATAAGTCAGCAGTTGTAGGTACTGGCATAGTTACTAATTTATAGTCACTAGGCAATACTTGGCTGTCATAATTTAATGAAGCAGAAGTAGCAGCTGCTACAGTTACTGCTGCATATCCTACAGAACTAGTTACTGAATTGATTGAATAACCAAAACGACCTGCGCCATAAAGACCACCGTCTGCATCTGAACCAGTTGTTGTAACACCAAACATTGAGTCTAATGCATTAGGATTACCAAATGGATCACCTGTGCGGTTGCTGTTGTCATTATCAAATCCTGGTTGAGCTGTACCATATTTAAAGTCTAAATAGAAAATAAGACCTGATGGTAAGTTCATTGGTTGAACTGAAACGAATTCTTTAGCAGCAAATTCAGCAAAAATACGACGTACTAATGGAAGAGCTACACCAGCCCACTCTTCAGAACCTGCTGAGGTACCTGTAGATGATGCTTCTTTTACTAATTGACGTGCTTGGTTTTCAAGCAACTGTGCCATACCTGCTTTTTCAGTCTCGGTACGAAGACCTTCTAATAAACCTGTTTTTTCCCACTTAGAAGCCAAAACTTTAGCTTGGTTTCTTTGTACGAAATCATTGGTTTGTAATAAATTTGAAATACTCATGATTTCTTTTCCTTTGTTTTGTTTTGTTTTACAATAATCCTGCTAATTTTTTCCAACGATTTGCTAATTCAAATCCTTCAGATAAAACTTGTGTTGTTTCTGCACTTGGAGCAGTTGTTGCTGTTGCTTTTGACGCATATGATTCTTTAACTACGCGTTTTTTAACTGATGGTTTAGCAAAGCTTTCTGCTAATGTTGCAAATACTAGTTTCGCTTCTCTTGTATTAGCTGCACGATCAAAGTTTTCGATAACTTTCATTTTTTGTGCTTCATTTAATTCAAAATTGCGGAACAATTTGTTTGTGTAAAGAAGTTTTGCGTTTAAAAGATTTACTTCGTTGATAACAGACTGAAGATGTTTTACTGTGCGATATGCTTCTTGTAATTCTTCATCTTTTTCTGCCATCTCTGCTTCCATTGCTTCTACTACATCAGTTGGTTCTGCTGCTGGTTCTTCTGCAGCTTCTTCTTCTTCACGAAGAATAGCTTCAATGATTTCATCTAGATTAACATCGTCTTCTTTTTCAGAATAGTCGCCTTCCATTTTCATCATTGGGTCAACAGCTGTTTCTTCTTCTGCTTCAGCTTCATACTCTTCATCTAAGTCACCTTCTAACTCGCGAAGAATTTCATCTAAATCTAAATCATTGCCTTCATTGTATTCTGCAGACAAATCTTCTTCAGATTCTACTGGTTCTTCTTCAGCTGGCATTTCTTCTGCCGGCATACCTTCTTCTTCTGATGAATTTACTTGGAAATTATATTCCGTACCACCTACTTCTGCAGATAAGTCGTTATCAGTCCACATAAAGTCATCATTCGCTTCGCCTTCTACACCTGCTGCTGCATCTACACCGGTTTCATCAGAAGTAACATCTTCTTCATCATCCATGATGTCTGCTTCTAATTTTTCTGCAAACATACGATGTATTGTCGGAGCAAATGCTTCTTGCAAAGCAATTTTTGCGTTTGCTAATGCAGTTTCTTTAACTGTTTTAGCGTCAGCAATCGCTTGTTTTAACAAGTCCGATTTTGCCATTTTTTCTCCTTAAATTTTGTTTTTTGGAAATAAGATTATTTAAATCTTAATAGAAATTTTTAAACTATATTTAAACGCTATATAATAGAACGGATAGCGTATTCTAACAATAAATATAGCTATGTTTTAAAAAACAGTAAAAAAGTCCTAACATTTCTGCTAGGACTTTAAAATATTATAAAAATAATTTAAAATTTATTATTTCTATCAAACATCATTTGACGATATTTTGCTTTTGATAATGTTTCTCGTTTTGCTACACTAGGTTTAGTAAATGTTTTTCTATTTTTAATAATTTCTAAAACTCCGGCTTCTTTTACTTTTCGTTTCCAAATTTTTAAAGCAAATCCTAAATCTTCTCTTTGAGTTCCAATTACATTAACAGCAGTTGAATGTCCTGCTACGATCGTTTGATGTTGTTTTTGTTTTCTATTCATATAACTTTTATTTAAATTTCTGGTTGTTCTGGTGTTGGATTATTATCTTGTCTAACGTTAAATCTAAAATGTTTTAATTCTGGCATCTGAGCTAAATATCCTTGTAATTTTTGAGATTCTAATGCTGGGTCTTGTCCTAATCTAAAATAGATATATCCAACTTTACCAGATTTTGAAATATTCTTTTTAATTACAGTAAAGCCTTTTTTATTAGCCCAATCTAAAATATCTTGCATTGCTAATGCGGCAGTGCTAGGATCTCGTAATACGTATTCAATACCACCTCGGTAATCTGTAATATGATTAACAAGTTGTGCTTCGTCAATTTCCGTTTCATTAGAAATTGGCATAGTATTTTCGTTTATATTGAAAAAGTCTTTGTACATTTTTCTGAGCTTGTTCATCATCTACCTATATTATAATAATTTTTTTTCAATATCCAAATTAATTAACATCAAAATAACGACTTAAATGTTGTCCAATATTTTCATACGCCATCGACATTCGTTCTTGTGCTTCTTTAACTTCTTGCGCTGCTTGTTGAAAATCTTTATAATTATCATGCATCCATTTGTTGTTCTTTTTATGTGCAACATTTGACATCCAATCTTCGCTCTCAGTCATAATTCTATCTGCACTTTCAACTATTGTTTTAACGCGTTCTACAATCTCTTCTAAATTATTTTTACCATACACTGAATCGCCTAATGCTGAAAAATTTGCTACTTCTTGCACGAATGCTCTTTTTTCTTCTTTAGTCATTGGTTTTGGTTGATCATCTAGAATTGTCTCTAAAATGTATTTTAAATTTGGAGTTTTCATTATATAATCCTACATTTACCATCTTCACATAATATTGATGTGATGATATCATTAATTTTATTATATTTATTTGCTGTTTGAATAAGTTTATTCGTTGACTCGTTCATGCTCGTAGGACGCATAAAAGCACCATGAGTAGAAGGATTAGATACAAAGTCCCAACAAATTAATTCAAAATCGGCTTGTACTTCTACAACGCCTTCAGCACGTAATTCTTTAACAGAACCCAAGCCTCGCGATGAAATACCTAATGTAATGCCGGCACGAAATAATTCTTTAAGAATTTTTCCTGATGGTGTATCTAATATTTGAACAGCACCCATTAAATCATCACCAGACCACCAAATTTTTAAAACGTTATGTGAAACATTATTTAAATTAACAACAGATGATTCAGGGTGATCTAATTCACCTAATGCTCTGTGTTGGTCTATAAATTCTTGTTGATATCTAGCACATTCTCTTTGTAAAATGTTTTTAGGATATACACGGCCGTTTTGATTTTTAGCGCCGGCTCTTTGTAAAACACCTTGTACTACAAAACCACCTGGTATTCCATATGCGGCCCCAGAAGATTCAGTTAATGAACCTATAGGTTTAAATGGCATATATTCTACAATAAGTTGTTTTGTCATATTAT